CGAATCTCTTTTTCTTTTTAAAATAGATTTACTACTTTCCTTATACTTACCATCAGTAGTAGTAACTAATCTAGATGTAGGATCAGCTAATCCTCTTGCTAATCTATTTGTTGTTGGTTCTAAACTATAATTATAATCTGGATAAGGTGATTTTTGTTCTTGTTCAGTTATTCTAACTGGATCACCAAATGCAGAAAATTCTAAACTATCTGGTTCTCTTGGTACTTTATCTTCTTGTCTAGTAGAAGCTCCATCAAGAAGTGATCTTATATTTTTTTGTAATGATTCTAATCCAAATGGATGTTCATCTGATTTAATTATACCATCAAACGCTCTTGGATCATGAAAACCTTTTGTTGCAGTATAAACTGATCTAATATCTAAATCTGGAACACCATGAAGTGTTCCCATCATGACAGGCTCTTGTGCCTCTTTTCCGTCGCGAAAAAAACCCATTACCCAAGTTCCTTCAACTGGACCAAGTGGTGATTGTCCTACACTTGTTTGAGACGCTGATGTAATTGGCATTAATGGAAATGCCCAAGGTAATTCATTAGTTGGTATTAATGTTTTATCTTCTGTATGCCAACCTAAACAACGCACTTTACATCTACCCAAATACATTGGGTCATGGCGGTCTTCGACAACCCCAACCCACCATACAAAATCAAAACCCATTGAATTGTTAGTAATCATTGAAGTGTAGATCCTTGTGTAGCAAATTCTGCTTCACCTTCTTGTTGTTCAGCGTATGTCAATGCATTTGTTGTAGGAATTGGTAATTTTCTTGATAATGTATCTTTCATTACATGCATATCTAAATCATATTCAATATGTGAGTGAGTATTAACAAAAACGTGAGATAATCTTGTTACCAAAAATGAACCTGAAGCTAAAGCATTTGATTGTAATTCTGTTCTTGTTGTCGATGAGATTGCTTCTAATAATGATGATGGAATTTCTAAATTAATTATATCTCCAACTGATCTATGTGAATTTCCTGGAACAACCACTTCATATATAAAACTATTTAACAATTTCATTTGCATTCTTCTTTGAGCATGCCATTTTTCAATTCTAGTTTCTCTCAAATTATTATCACTATATTTTCCTGTGTTATCAGGATCTTTAAATTTTAAACAACCTTGATTTGATGGAACAAGTGATACATTTGATTGTGGACTTCCTAACACATCTGCGTTTAAAGATATTACTGGATTATTGCCAATATGATTTGATTCATCAAGTCTTTCATTGAAATCATTTGCAAAAATAGAATAAACATTGTTTGCAAAAACATTTGATAAAATTTGATCTGGTTGAATAGAAGCTCCCGTTTCTCTATCAAAGGTTGCTGCTTGAGAATAACCTCTAGGTTTTTTATAGTAAGTATCATGCACATCATATCTCATTCTCAAAATATTATGAGTAATTAATCTATTTGCATACATTCCAGTTTTTAAATTTTCTTCAACATTCATTGCAGATACTCTACTAAAATCTTTTATTAACTTACTTCCATATGATAGTTTTTCTAATTCATTTAGTCCAGGAATATTAGATGGTGAATAAGTATATGTAAAATTTTTTATATTTTCTTGAATCATTGTCTCTATAGAAGAAAATTTAAATCCATCTTTTACAGTATCATAGAATGTGAAAAATGCACCCTTTGAATTGACATTTTTACTTGAAATAGCTCTATTTGCTAAAAAACTCATTGTTTCAAATGGAGTCAAATTAGGAATAACTAAATTATGATCACCTTCTGTAGATTCAATTTCAATATCTTGTTCAAATCCTTCTAATGTTGATTTGATATAATTATCATACACATCTTGAACCATAAAACTAATTGGTAGTCTGTCATAAGATTTTTGAACTTTTGATTTTAAATTATGTATATGTTCAATGCTGACAAATTCCAATCTGTAAGTATGTACTCTATCATTATTAGCATCACGATTAAAATTTATAACTCTGACTATTCTAAAAAATCTATTAATTAAATCTGATTGTGGAGCACCTCTGGATTTGAATGATAAATGAAAATATTCTTCACCAATAATTGGTATTTTTTCATATAAACCAATTGAGTCAGTAATTTCTATGTATCCAGAAATATATGGAGAAAATATATTTTCAACGATTTCAAACTTAGACATTATACGCCTAAGATCAATTCTTGCTCCTGGATAATTATTTGGACTGATCAAATTAAAATGAGTAAGTTCAATCTCACCAACAATTGAAGGAATATCCGTTGCTTGCTCTAAACTAGTTTTATTTGCGATCAGCTGATCGTAATTTTCAAACATTTAAAGTATTTCCAAACAGATCTCTAGCGTTTTGTAAAATATCATCTGCATAAATGTCTTCAATCAAAACTATCTCTTTCTTTTGTTCATTATAATTTAACTCATATTCATAATTTGTGATTGTTTTCGTGTTTGTTGCACCAGATGTTGATAAAGATAAAAATCTCGTATTGTCTATTTCTATTGTTCTTTCTTCTATTCTAGGATTTCCAAATCCAGCTTCAACAAATGATTGAATAATTTCCTCATAATGATGAACAGTCGAAATAGCTGAATTTAAACTTCCATATTTCGATGCGATATGTGTTTCTAATTCAGAGTGTGACATCGGCCATTCAAAAATTGGATCAAATATATTATTTGAAAGAAAAACCAACCACGTATATTTTATTGAACCATAATAAATTTGTGAAATTGTGTCTGGTCTTTCTCCATCTTTGACTCTATATGAATAAAATGTCAATAAATCATCTTTAAGACTAGATTTTAATTTTTGTCTTAATGTGATATCTGTTGCCAATTTTTCATGTATTTTATCAACTTTTTTGCCAGAAACGTTAGTTATTTGATCAAATTTATAGTAAATATTAGGTATATTTGTAAAATATTCTGACATTATTCTTATCCTTTATTATTGTTGTAAAAATGGATCTGGTCCGGGATCAGAAGTCAATGCAAAATCAGATTCTTGATATTCCTCACTTGTCAAACTATTAGGATATGCTAAGATAAATTCTGATTCACGGAATGCCATTGTCATTCTTGTGTGAACTGGCATAGGATCTGAATTCGTGTCAGGAGGTTCATAAAATGATGGTCCTTGTGGTGAATCATAATCAAAATCAAGTTTATATAAAACTGATCTTTTTATATTCATCTGTTTAAATTGTTTTATGCCTTCATTTTCCGTACCTATGAAAAATTTAATTTCAAATTCATGTGGAAATTTAAAATATATACTTTTGAATATTGAAACATCACCCATTTTTGGTAACATTGATGATTTAAATTTTTGTAATATATTAGCTACTACTACAGCCTCTGTATAACTCTTTGGCCAAAAATCAAATGTAAATCCATGTTCCCTAAATGCATTTGGTCCTCTATAAATTAAAGATGAGTGTGGATTAACGGCAACACCCATCCCAGCAGTTACAGGCGTCAATGCACCTGACAACGCATTTGCTGCTAATGTACCTGCGGCAACTGTAGCACGTTGAGCTTCATTTAAAACACCAGTTGATTCACCTTCATCAAGTCCACCACCAACAGTTCTTGCTATTGACGAAATTGCAGAACCACCTAAAAACCCTATAAGTGCAAAAGCAGGATTTTTTGTTATTAATGTAGGTAATGCTGCGCCAAGGCCTGCTCCCGCTAAAGATAGTCCAGATTCTTCAAAAACTCTGCCACCAGAAAGTTCTTCATAATTTCCTCCATATTGTGTTTTTAATGCACCAGGAGGAATATGTAAAGCGATGTGAGATGTTCTTAATGAATTAGCTGTTCTTCTTGATCTTGGACCACCTTCTTTTATATCAAATAATATAAAATTTTGATTAGTTGATTTTGAATTTCCTAAATCAAGAGGATATTTCATAACAGGTGAATTACTTGATCCAAAGTGTCTTGTTGAGATACTTTGTCCACGTCTTACTTCCATTGCTGCTTCTGGATCTGCCATTTTTTCTTTTCTTTCTAAATATATGTAAATAAACTTATTTCTATTTATTCACATGATAAAAAAAGGTAGATACAAGCCAATAAATCCAAATAAATACAAAGGAAACCCAACAAAAATAATTTATAGGTCAGGTTGGGAGAAAAAAGTGATGGAAAAGTTGGATTTGTCACCAAAAGTTGAACAATGGGCGTCTGAAGAAGTAGTAATACCTTACAGATCACCTCTAGATAGGAAGATTCATAGGTATTATCCCGATTTTTGGGTCAAATTTACCAATAAAAAGGTCGTTATTATAGAAGTTAAGCCAAATAGAGAGACAAAACCTCCTAAAAAACGTGAAAAATCACGAAAATACATCAACGAAGCTAAAAAATACGCAAAAAATCAAGCAAAATGGAAGGCCGCACAAGAATTTTGCGAATTTAAGGGTTGGAACTTCTTAATTCAAGATGAATATGACTTAGGAATCAAAAAAAGAAGAAAAAATGGCAAAAAATAGTGGAAATTTAGTCGATATCTTACAAGATGTCGTAAGAAGAAAAGAAGTTGGAAAAGAACAAGTAAAATCTGCTCAATGGTTACAATCAAAGATCAAAAACTTTAGAAGAAATTTAAATGTCAAGCTAGATGATACTAGTATGACCGCAGATCAGTTTATTGAAAAGTCAAATTTGGTGAGAAAACAAAGTATTAACAAAGCAAAGTTGACTATGTTTTCATATAAGGCAAAACATGCAAAAACTCTACCATATTATGATAGATTTCCTCTATCAATGATACTTGGTCAAGATTCTGATGGATTTATAGGATTAAATTTTCATTATTTGCCATATCAATACAGAGCAAGGTTACTTGACGCAGTTGGATATGGTACAAAACTTAACTGGCAGAGTTTAAAGAAAAATAAAATAGTCCACCCTTGTATTAAAAAATATCTAACATCCCATGTTCAAGGATCTAATGGTATGACAATAGAAGGAACTGATCAATTAAAATTTGCAATATTTTTACCAATAGAAAAATTCAATGCTAGAAAAGAAAAAGTCTGGCAAGATTCAATAAGGATGTTATGAAGTTAGCAACAGATTTATTATCAGCAATAAACACACATCAAGGAATATCAAAAGCAAATAAATTTGTTGTAAAAAACATGATAATTCCTGATGAATTAAAAAACGATCATTCGTTAAATTTGAGAGATATGAATTTCTTTTGTGACTCTACATTTTTTCCTGGTAGAAACATGGCTACTGTTGAATATAGAGCAGGTAGTGTTTCAGAACCCTTTATACATTCAAATAATTTTGCTGAAACAATTACTCTTACATTTAACCTAACAAATGATATGTTTATAAAAAAGTTATTTGATGAATGGCAAGATTATATTATGCCTCTCACAAATAAAGAAAGATTGACTAGAACCAATATAATGAGATATCCAAATGAATATAGAGGATCTTTTGATTTAGTTAAATTAGATTCTGAACTTAGATCAAGAGAAACAGAAAGAGGAGCAGTAATCAATGAAGGATATACTGTACAAATACTTGACGCCTTTCCAAAACAAGTTGACGCAATGAATGTATCATTTGCATCACAAGAAGCACTTAAATTAACAGTCCAAATGGCATTTTCAAGATGGATTATGAAATGAAATAGGAGAATATAATGGGTTTACCAAAAATTGATATTGTTACTTTTACAACTGAACTACCATCAAACAATCAAAAAATAATTTACAGACCTTTTCTTGTAAAAGAAGAAAAGATTTTATTGATGGCTACAAAAGGTGAAAGTCAAGATGATCAACTAAATGCAATAAAACAAATAATAAACAATTGTGTACAAACTAAAATAGACATAGATGAAATGCCACTATTTGATTTGGAGTGGTTGTTTTTACAATTAAGGATACAATCTGTTGGAGATGTTTTAGATTTAAAATTTAGACATAAAGAAGGTGACTGCGATCATATTCAAAATATATCATTAGATTTAAAAGAAATAACAATGAAGAAAAATGCAGCACATAATAATGAAGTAAAACTAAATGAAGAAATAACAGTTTTCTTAAAATATCCAACTGTTGCAACTGCATCAATAGAATTAAATGATGACATAGATAACATTGTTTCTTTTTTATCAGAAGGTATTGAATTCATTAAACATAAAGAAGAAATGATTGAAACAAAAGATTATACCAAAGAAGAAAAGAGAGAATTTTTTGAACAACTAAATCAAAAACAAATGGTTGATATACAAAAGTTTTATGAAACACAACCATCATTAGAACATGAGATAAAATACATTTGTGATAAGTGTGGATCTGAAGAAACTATTTTACTTAGGGGTTTGCAGGATTTTTTAGCATAACGTTAAATCATGATACTCTCGAGTCTCATTATTTAACAAACTTCGCATTGATACAACATCATAAATATTCACTGACAGAGTTGAATGAAATGATACCATTTGAAAGACAAGTATATCTAGAATTATTGAAAAACCATATAGAAGAAGAAAATAATAAAATAAAAGAAAGAGAATTAGCAAGAGGATAATATGGCAACACCATACGGCGGAACTAGATCAAAATCATTTTCTACATCTCAATTAAGATTAGGTAGAACTGAAAGTTTAAAAGAATTTGCTCAAGTTTTGCAAAAACAAACTACTGGTAGGATAAAACAAACCGCTGAAGGATTTGGAAGAAGTGCAGTTTCTGCTGCACTAGCACCATTGCCGGCTCCACTACAAGCAAGTATGTATGGTATGTTGACAAGTAATCCATTTAGTGGTAGTGGTGACGCAGAATCAACTGT